GTAGTTAAAATTGAATATACAGTAAATAACGGAGCATTTACGTCTTCGGATTTTATAATACTAAACATTTAAGATGAGTAAAAAAATATCATACGCAACAAGAGATTTCGTGGGTTTAAGAGAAGAGTTAGTAAATCTAACAACACAATATTACCCTGACTTGGTTAAAAACACCAATGACGCATCCATATTTTCAGTATTGTTAGATTTAAATGCTGCAGTTGCGGATAACTTACACTTTCATATAGATAGAGTTTGGCAAGAAACAATGTTAGATTTTGCCCAACAAAGACAATCGTTATTTCATATTGCAAAAACTTATGGTATGAAAATACCATGTAAAAGACCTTCAGTTGCGTTGTGTGATTTCTCAATAAATGTTCCGGTTAGAGGTGATAAGGAGGACGATAGATATTTGGGAATTATGAGATCAGGAACACAAGTATCGGGAGGAGGACAAATTTTCGAAACTGTAGAGGATGTAGATTTTTCAGACCCATTTAATAGTAAAGGTGAACCAAATAGATTAAAAATACCAAATTTTAATGCAAATAATTCATTGGTATCATACACAATTACAAAAAGAGAAGCGGTAGTTAATGGGGTTACAAGAATTTATAGAAGAGTAATTACTTCATTGGATCAAAAACCATTTTTAAAATTATATTTACCTGAACAAGATGTCTTGGGTATTACAAGTATTATACATAAAGATGGAACTAACTTTGGTGCAAATCCAACCTCAAGTGAATTTAGTGATTTAACAAATAAATGGTATGAAGTTAAAAGTTTGGTACAGGATAAAGTTTTTGTTCCAGACCCAACCGCAGTATCGGATAAAAATAATTTTAAGGCGGGAACAAATAGAACTGTTACAAATAAATTTGTAACTGAATATACACCAGAAGGATATTTTTCAGTTACATTCGGTTCAGGTAATGTTGACCCATTAGATAATTTAGATAGTTACATGAACGGTACAATGAAAGTTAATCTTTCAACCTATCTTAATAATATGTCATTGGGTGCAATACCAAAATCAAGTACAACCTTATTCATAAAATATAGAGTTGGAGGAGGAAAAGATTCAAATTTAGGTGTAAATGTTATCACGAGTATTGATAATATGGAATTAGATATTAACGGACCTATATCCACAACTAACACACAAGTGACCCAATCTATGAGGGTTACAAATGTAACACCGGCTGTGGGTGGTGCGGATCAACCAACAATTGAAGAATTAAGAAATATGATTTCTTATAACTTTGCGGCTCAGAATAGAGCGGTAACTTTAAATGATTATAAATCATTAATTGAGGTGATGCCTGCAACATTCGGAGCACCTGCAAAAGTGAATGTCGTTGAAGAAGATAATAAGGTAAAAATTAAAATCTTATCTTATGATGATAATGGTAATTTATCCGATACAGTTTCAAATACATTAAAAAGTAATATTATAGAATATCTTTCTGAATATAGAATGATAAATGACTATATTGACATTGCAAGTGGTGAAGTTATCGACTTATCATTGGAAATGGATATTGTCATCGATAAAAATGAAAACCCAACAGATGTCGTTAAAACAGCAATTAACGATACTACAGATTTCTTTGATATTTCTAAAAGAAAAATGGGTGATCCGTTATTCATGGGAGATTTAATTAGACATATTGGTCAAATACCTGGAGTGGTAAATGTAATAGACATTAGAGTTTTTAATAAGATTGGTGGATTATATTCATCGTCAGAAACCGCAATGGCATATAAAGACACTTTAACTAAGGAAATTTTACAATCAGATATGACCATTTTTATGAAGTCTAACCAAATATTCCAAATAAGGTTCCCTAATACTGATATTAGAGTAAGAACCAAAACATTAGGAACGACTACATATTAAAATGTTTTTTGTTTATAATAGTAGAAAATCTCCTTTTTTCTATTTATTAAAAGAATGATACAGAAGCATAGAATATCCACAAACATTGGGAAGGACCAAATAGTCAATCTTGAATTAAAACAAGATTTTGATTTTTTGGAAGTTCTATCATTAAGATTCACACAACAGGATGTTTATTCATCGATGTGTTCTGATTACGGTGTTGTATGTGGTAGAATTTCAGTAAACAATGGTTTAGGTGTACCAAACGCTAGAGTATCTATATTTGTTCCACAATTAGAAAAACATTCAAATGACCCTGTAATATCGGCGTTATACCCCTATACTGAAATTGGGGATAAAAATAGTAACAATTATAGATACAATTTGTTACCATCAAGAAAACAACATGGAGGACATGAACCGACTGGTACATTCTTTGACCAAGAAGATATTTTAACAAGAGAGGAAGTTTTAGAAGTGTATGAAACTTATTATTCATATACGGTTAAAACAAATAGTTCTGGTGACTTTATGATTTGGGGGGTTCCATTAGGACAACAAACAATTCACGTTGATGTTGATTTATCCGATATTGGTTGTTTCTCTTTAAGACCTTATGATTTTATGAGACAAGGTGATGGAGTGGATAAATTTAAAAACAAATATACATTTAAGGCATCTGAAGATTTAAATACATTACCACAAATTGTTTCATTTGATAAAACAATTGAAGTTTTTCCTTTTTGGGGTAATGATGATTTTTGTGAAATTGGTTTAACAAGAACTGATTTTGATTTATCGGAGAAAGGGATTAATATAACACCGACAGCGTTTATTATTGGTGGAATATATGGTGATAACGGTAAAAGTGCAGTTAATAAAAACTGTAGACCTAAAAAGAAAATGGGTAGAAAATGTGGTTTGGTTGCTAAATCTGGTAAGATTGAAGCAATTAGATTCACCCCGAAAAAAGATGTAAATAATAGACCAATATTAGAAGAGGTTGAATTAAACGAAGACATACCAGACGACGGTGGATTTGTGTTTCCAATTGAAATGAATATGGATTATGTCTATACAAATGAGTTTGGAGAAAATGAAATTACTAATGACCCAAATAAAGGTGTACCGACTTCCGCGTGTTATCGTTTTAGAATCGGTATGAACGATAATGATTTAAGTAGGGCAACAGCTAACGCTGACTATCTGGTTCCAAATATTAGAGAGTATACAACTGAAGTTGATAAATCATATTATTTTGGAACAGATTGGAATGGGTATCCACCAATTGCGGTTACAGGTGCAACAAGTGACCCTAACTATTCGAATTATGGAATTTTATATAGTGAAATGGAAAAATATTATCCAAAAGATTATTTTTATAGATTTAATTATAATAAAGTTTATACGGTGTCATCTTTTCATAGTAACTACCAAGTCGGTGGAAATTTTACAAACATAAATGAATTACATCCATCAGAAGAAGAGGATTGTGGTGATAAATTAACACCACCATCAAATTTTGGATTTAAAAATTATACATTTACATTATTAATTGCTGATTTTCTTTTATTATTGGATTATGTAATTAAATTTATAATATTACAAACATTGAATTTTTTGGTATTTATTTTGAATAAAATTATTGAGGCTATAATAGATGTTGGAGGTAAGAATTATCGTTTTCTTAGGGAAAGATTAACCGAATTTAGAATAAATAATCAAGCCTCGTTAAGTTTAATTAATTACCCTGAATGTGTTGAATGTGCGGATGAAAATACCCTAATAATTAGTGGAGATCAAACTGTACCTACGTTTAATTATTTTGAAGGTGCTTGTAGTATATATGACACAGTTTATGACGAATCATTGGTGACTGGTTATTTTATACGTAATGTTAATAATACCAGTGAATTTAAGGGTTGTGGTTATTCAGCTTCACTTTTACCAGAAAATATAGGAAGAAGTTATGTATCAACATTAGCCGGATTGACAAACTACACATTATTATCTACGGCAATATATGGTGCACATGAACAAAATGTTCCCGAAAATAGATATCCATATAACGGCACCGAGGATATAATAGATTTTAGTTGTGGAAGTTATAATTATGGTGGTGGTTTCAGAACCCAAAGTGCAAGGAGTGAATTTTATAATGGTGTTTTCTATATAATACCAGGAACTCAATCACCTAGAAGATTAACAAAAATAATTAATGAATATTATAGAAGAAAAAGAGTCGGAAAAATGTTTTGTGGTGGAATTGTAAATTATGCATTTTTAGATAATTGGTTATCCGGTTCATTATATTTCACTCAATTTAAAGCTAAAAGAATAATTACAGCAATAAACAGAGGGTCTGAGAATATTGGTAAATATTGTAGAAATATTGCACGATTGGTGGTGGGACAAAAAAGAATATATTATAGGTCAGCACCAACCCTTAATGGAACAACATTTACACCCGATAATTTAAATAAACCAACAACATTTGTTGACTTAGGTCCAAGAGATGAGTTTATTAAAGAAATTTGTGTAGACCCATCTTTAGATCCAAACTGTTCAGTATCACGTTCAATTGGTGCAACATCATATCAAGATTTGGGTGAATTATTGGGGTTAGCAATTAACTATAGAATGGACGTTGCGAATGATAAAGGAAATTTAAATATGTTCTTTGATAATAAAGGATTTTCTAATGGAGTAGGAATATCAAATGTTTTAGATGGTGATATTTTACAACTATTATCCATGAATAATGAAACTGGAATTGAAGAGTTTGATTTACAAAATCCACAATATCTTGGATATCAATTTAATGTTTTAGATCCAGAACTATATCCACAAGTTTTTAAAGGAGGAACATCAATTTACGGACCATTACCTCTTACGTTAGAATTATCAGAAGATGGACAAAGAATTAGATCTTGTTTAAATGAGCCTGGTAGATTAACTGAATCATCACAAAATGTCCCATTTTATTTATGGGATAAAAAAGGAAATGGATTTGGTGATTATGGAACAAATAAAAATAATCAATCATGGGATTATAGTGGAGTACAATCACAACCTTTACAAGGTATGACATATGGATATAGATATACAGAATCACCTAATGACCCATCAGACCAATATCTTTTATTACCAATGACATATACATTTAGTGGATTAAGTATAACAGGAAATGTTGAAATATCGGGAACAACTATTGAGTTTGATGTAGTGTCAGATGTTGATGACCATACAAATTTTGATAGTCAATATCCAGGTTTTACTTATTTATATGTAACGGGAGGAACTGAAGAAAACCCAACATTAGGAACAGTGTACACAAGATATGGTGATGCTGGTACTTGGCAATCTACCGATTGGACTAACACAACATTTACAATTAAAAGAACA